TAGTAGTTGGGTCAGAGCCACGTAGTGGCTCAACAACTAACAGCAGAGGGCGTTTCACGCCCGGCGCTGTTAGGCTCAATGCGTAGCAAGAGCCCTGACTAGGCGGTGCAAAACCAGAATAGAGGTTAAGTATGTTTCTTATAATCTACCAAACGATGGTTCATTATTTTAAAGCAATGTTGAGGAACAATTCGCATGGTTGTAAGAAAATGGTTTGGTTCATTATACAATGTAAAACCCATAACAGTATGCTTGCAACATATTTCGTATTCTTCATTTTTATTCAACAAATAATATGTGTAAAGGTATCCCGTTCTCTTTTTACTTCTAATTTGTTCGAGTAATGGGTCAGTCACTTCATGAATCACTTTATCCGTGTCTGTAATATGCCTATATACCTTAACATTTACCCATGGAACATCAATATAATACCCTTCTGCGTTCGTAAAATATATATGGGCAGTATTTGGTTCCAAACATTCAAAATGAATTCTTATTCCTTTATATAGTTCGTATGAACAATGTTCGTTTTCAACATAATTAAAGTGCATTGTAGTCATTAAATAATAATAATGGAAAAACTTTATATTGTTACTAAAATTATTTTGTCGGTATTTTACAACTTTGTGGGTTTTTCGGTCAGAGAACCCATAGGGTTCTCAACCTTGCCCCCGAAGGGGGCTGAGGAGCCGCTTATTTGTTCTCGCCTAGTAGGCGAGAACTTAGGCATAGAAAAACCTAGATCTTCCCGCCGGAAGATGAACGGTAAATCTGTTCTTAGGATAAAAATAACATAAAAATATAGCATATATTACATTAGTAATGTTATTTTCGTCTTTACCTACAGATATTATTCATAGTATTTTGTCTTATAATGAAACTTTGAAACTAAGAAATGGGAAATATATGGGACAAATATCAAAGACGGATGAACGTTACACCTTATTAGAGAAAATACCCAAAATGGTACTGAAACAAAGCGGTGTGCCTTTTACATCTCCTAGAGATATGATGTATATATTTGAAATACCATTGACAAATAAAGAACATTCCATAAAATTATTTATTAATGAATATAATTATTCAAAGCGCCGAAGAGTGTTTGTAGTCTATAGTAATAGTCGCAGTGGTATATCCCTTCGTTATGTCTCGTTATGAAAATTTTCTACTTTTATAATAAACAAAAATAGAAATGAGTTTAGTCGATATTACTGCAATGTCCATTGTAGAAATTGTAGGTGATTTTGCATTTAAGAAATTTGCGAATGAGGGTGGAGCCGTCTATTTTGCAACCGGCGTCGCAGGATATGTTGGTGTGATCTATTTTTTGATTCGGTCTTTGCAGGGCTCGACAGTATTGATGGTGAATGGGGCATGGGATGGAATTAGTACAATTGTCGAGTCGATCGCTGCTTTTATCATCTTGGGAGAACGTTTTGAACATATGGGACAGTATATAGGGCTTTTATTGATCGTTCTGGGATTGTTTTTGTTGAAGATACCGCTGAAACGATATAAGGAATTCAAATTTCCAAACTTCTCCGGCGACCGTAGGTAACCTACGAAGTTAGTAGTTGGAGGCTTTCAGCCCCCCTGACCAAAGATATTATAATGCAGGACCCCCTGCAAATAATTCGAATATTTTATCTAATTCTTTACTTTGAAAACCAATTGTCTTGGAATTTTTTACGATAATTGGGTCAATATTTTTAGAAATAAATCGATCGTTATCCAAATCAAACAGTTCAAAATGTATATCGTTATTTTCTGTTTTTTTAACTACTAATCGAATATTGCTTTCAAATTCGTATTTCAATTTATTTTCCGATTCCGTAAATTGTAATAATCTATGATATTTATACGTATAATCACCTATTCGAATTACCTGCAATGATTTATTCTTATCTGCCGCATTTTTACGACAACCTATGCCGATATATATTTGATTTTCTGAATCTAAAATCCTATCAAATTTTAAACAGTAATCTTTGCTTTTATCAAGGTAATTCTTAGATAGATTTTTCTTAGCATTTACGTAAGGATCCAAACACCGTCGAACACCTTCGGAAAGAGACTCTACCCTTGTGGTGTTCTCTGTAGTTAGTTGTTGAGAGCTTCGCTCTCTGACCAAAGGATCCATCATTTTTGTGTAACTATTTGCAATATAATTTCCCATATTATCTGATAATATAATTTATACTGTAATATTTTATATCAATTTTGCAGTTATATAATTGCAGGTCTAGCGAATCGAATCCGTGGGTTCCTTGCAATAAAATTGTAACATTATTGTAATTTTAGTGGCGAAGCTCGTTTTATTTCTATATTAGAGAACATTTAGAGCGACACGAAGATATAAACCCATTTTTTCTAGTATAACGTTTCTTTTTCGGCCTATTTTTACGTAAACATCGACTTTTCGAACCCCCATAAAGAGTTCCGTAGAATGGGCGTCTAATAATTTCTGTTATAATTTTCAAGTCATCGCTGCCTGGTGGAAAAAAACGTGACATAGTACTATCAGATGTTTGTAAGCATTTTATATCTGGAATAAGTGTTATATCATCAATTGGTTCTTCAAAAAAGAAAAAACAATTTTGATGGCTTTTATTATTTTTATGAGGTTCCTGAATTGTTTTGTGGAAAAAAATAAAATCACGGTAGGTGTTGAAATAGGTTGAAAGTTTATTTTTTACCTTCTTATTCGTAATTCCGAAATGGTAATGGATGTCCCATAATCCAGGATAACCGGGAATAGTTGTTGGTATGGTAAACATAATTTCTTTTTTACCGATGTCGGATTTGATAAAGTATTTCTTTTTATTGATCGTAATTGAAGTTTTACCGAGCCCACTTTGATTTATTCTCCCTGTATTGTTATGATAAAATTGAATTTTTGTGCTGTTATTCGGTTCCTGAGTAATATTTCGAGGGTCGGTATAATATTGTAGGAATCTTACATAATCAAATTTAGTAGCCATTATATTATATATTAGGACTATAATATGTCCAGTACAATCTACAGAGATTTTACTAGATATTATCCTGAAGGGAGTGTAGATCACGTATATTCATACAAAGAAGTCGGTGATGTAGGAGGTATTGAAATTGAATTGATAGCTGGTAACAGATTGAATGTTACGGTTTCGGGTTTACAAATAAATGGATGCCAACTTTTTATGTTAGATAGGGGGTATGCAGCTAGTGTATGTGTGAATATCGATCCTTCCATTGACTTATTTGACGCGATAAATGTCGTATTGGATAAAATCACCGAAGATCATAGATATCAGGTAAATAATCCTTATAAAGATTTTGTGATTTGTTCTGATGAAATGATACGAAAAGTTCCCCATCTTTGTCGAGAAAATGAGGATGGAGATGGTACTAATATAGGGGGAAAATGGGCATATTTTACACGAGAAACACTTTCGTACGTAGAAATAGACGAAGAATGGTTATCAGAAAATAGCGGACCGATTTATATTGACGGAATTGTAAGTATGGGAGATGGTGGACAATCTATATTTGTATATGACTACCCTATAATAAGCAACGATGCAGGACAGTTATACTACGAATTGACCCGAGGAAAACGTGTTACCGATGTTATATACACCGATATTTACCCTGAAAATAAAGAAGAGTATGATGAATTTATGGCAATGAATGAACCCGAGAATGATGAGAGATATCTAGCAGAGCAAAAATTATAATAATAAAAAAAATAGTTAAAAATAAAATAGTATAGTATTATAATGAGCAGAACATATTTATTATCTTTCGAAACTTTTAAGACCGTTGGACAAGGCGCACTAGGTGCAATGACATTTGGTGCATATCATCAATTTGTCACAAACAAAATTATGGATTTGAACAATGAGAAGTTGGAGTTAAAACAACAATATTATAATGACAAACATAACCAAGAAATGAAAGAATTATTATTGAAGATAAATAAATTGGAAAAACGTCAGAATTGGTTATGTTAATAATTCATTATATTTATTAATGAATTATTTATTTTATAATTTTCCATTTAAACCCTTTATGAATCTCGTCATTATCAGACGCATTGTTAAGTGTAATACGTGACATCTGAAATTTTTTCAATACTTCGGTAATTGAATCAAACTGTTTCATTTCTTCGTTTGTTATTGGACTAATTTGCAAAACCTTTACACCATTTGCTTTCGTGTGTTGTTCTGGTAATACGTTATGTTTCAAATACTCGTCTTTCATTTCTTGGCTGCATTTATTGAAAACGTTCCAATAATGCCCAGAAGAAATACCGCTTTTTTTTATAGCTCTTGAAATGGTTGAAAATCCTGCCAAGTTGCGCGACATAGCTGCCTCTTTTTGCGAAGGGTATACTTCTAATATTTTTGTTTTTTTTATATCGATCATCGCAATATATTCGACCGATTGGGTTCTCGATTCGACTGTTGGTTCAATCGTTGGGACTTCGATTATATTTCTTTCGGAAAGTGCCCATCGAAAATCTTTATATATTCTGTTATTTTTGGCGGCTTCTCTTAATGCACTTCCAGAGGAACTATGAAAGTGTCGGGTGAATGCGATAACGCTGTCGTATATTTTTATTAATTCGAGAGTTTGTGGATTATATTGATATACTTTGGGAGAACGTGTGTTTTCCCGTGATTTGATGTAAATATCATCAGGGATATTTACTTCTGCTTTTTCTTCAGGTTCTTCTTCGTTTAACTTTATGGTATTTTCTCGTTCATTTAATAATTTAAGTTCTTCTAATTTCATTTCTAATTCAAAATTTGATTTTCTTATTTCTTCAGTTTTTCTCTCTATTTCAGCAGCCTTTATTCGTTTTTCTTCGTTAATATTTCGCTTTTCTTCGTTTATATTTCGCTTATCTTCTAATTCTAATAATTTATCTATATCCTCTCTTGTAAATTGTTTTACTTGTTCTCTCATCAATTTAATAATGTTATTATATTTTTCTTCATTTACCAAAAACGTTTCTCGCGCTTCAGTACCGTCATTCTTTTTAATTTTAAAATGCAATGGTTTTAGTAATTCATTGTTTCTTATCCATTTTTCAAATTGTGTGTGATTTTCACAATCAAAAATATTTAAAAGAAGAGGGTTCATCCCATAGTTATAGTTTATTCTTGCAAAACGTTCTTTAACATTTTGTGTCGAACCAATTTTAATAATAAATTTATCATCTTTTTCATCACTCAATTTACAAATATAAACCACATTTTTCATTTTGCAAAATTCCATAAGAGTTTCGTGGGTATTTTTCTTAGCATTCATATGTTCATTGGCTTTTATTAATTTTTTTTCTATTTCGTGCTCTTCCTTTAATTTGTATTCACCAGTTTTACGCAATTCAACAATAACATTAACCATCCAATCCTGAAAAACTTTGGCTATGGGTTTGTTCGATCTTGAGAGAATTTTATAAAGTCCTGACTCTGTTAAGAAGAGAACTTTCTGAATCCCACCAGGGGTGCACGTTTCACATGAAACCTTTTCTGTATTATCAAAATTAATCATTTGATTTTGAATTCTTACCATATCTAATAATTTACCAATTTGATTGGCTTGAAAAAGCGGTTCATTAATAGAACCTTGAATATTAATATGATACTCTTTGTTGTAGAGGGAAAACGCTTTTAGTATATCCATACTATATATTATATAAGGATGCATTTTTATATCATTTTAAACGAATTCATAATGACTAAATGTTTTTGAGTGATGATTTGCGCGTTTATGGGACTAGGGAGGGGTCGCAGGGTCAGCGGGCGAAGCCCGCAACCTGGATCGCCCGAATGGCGATTGAGGGAACCTACGGTTCCCTGCAATAATATACATTCCGAAAAAGGGATAAAGATAACACGCTAATATATAATAACAAATAAATAATGCCTGACGTTAAGCGCTGCATTAAATTTCAACAGGAACAACGAGATATCTACGATAAATTGATGGAAATATTGAATTATAATGGTGATTACACGTTCTCACTCTTTGATCTTGATACCAATAAGGAATTACAAGAACAAATAATGGAGCTGAAACCTGATGTCGTAAAATATTTCTCAGTAAAAACGCTGAAATGGATGCAACCCGAATGTGTTCGTCCTTATATGGGGATCATACGTCACGTACTTGGTAAATTTGATAAGTATTTGATCTCGAATGGAGGAGCGGGAATATTACCAGATGGATCGGTTAAACGCACCACGAAATTCACCATTATTGGTGGTGTATAAAGATTTAGGCATAATATATGGGTTTGATATGGTGTGCATTTATTAATTATGTTGAAAATGGGATAAAGATAACATCTCATTATAGTTTATAATGGACGAGATTCGTAAAATATTATATGTTGGAGCAGGTTACGATACCGGTCCTATCATAGACTTTGAGGATGCTACTGAGTTTATTTATATTGACATAATGCCTCGTAATACGGATTCGGATTCTATACCCTATAATGATCAATATTGTCATGGGTTTATAGATAAAATTACAGATAAGTTCGATGATTTAGACTTTAATCTTACTGAAACACGAGTGTTGGATAGTACATATCACGAAAAGGTTCTTAATTACGAACAAAAACAGAGAGGCGTTCCGAAACATATCAATCCTACCGTATTGATATTTGAAAACGAAGAAAAAACTCGAAAAATCAAATATTACATATCAACCAATATTGAATATAATATGTGCGACGAATTGTCAGAAGATATTGCTAGCAGTGATTCAATTGCTGTTGTAGGATATTCCCCAAAAACATTAATTTTTGACCATTTTAAGAATAAAAAAACATTTATTGCGTATTCAGGAACTTACTATAGTTATTCCGGAAAAGATGATGATTATGATATTGTCGGGGCGTGTTTTAAGTATAATAATGATGATGAAGTATACAAAAAATATTTTAACAATATTGGTTATTTTTTAGAGTCTCACGAACCAGAGTATAGTTCTAGATCGTTTATCGAATTTCCTCAAACTTTTAATGGGACTTGTGAATTACATAATATATTTGTTAAATGCGAAGATAATTATGATGATAAAGAATTAGAAAATGACGATTCATCAGATTCTTCATAGAAAGATTTAGGCATAATTTATGGTGTGGTTATGGTGTGCATTTATTAATTATGTTGGAAATGGGATAAAGATATTATCCCATTATAGTTTATAAAGGAATTTGATAATGCCTTGCAAACATGTTTTCGACGATGGAACAAGATGTCCTAAGTCAGCTCTTTATAATTTAGTTGGTTTATCACCTGCATTTTGCAAAGCTCATAAAACCGATGATATGATGGATGTTTTTTCAGTAAGATGTAATTATGTAAATGAATGTGGAGTTTGTTGTAATAAAACTGTAAGCTGGGGTTACCCAGATAAAAAGAAAAAGGTTCGATGTGCTGAACATAAATTGGATGGAATGAAAGACCTAAAACATCCTTGGTGTAAAGAGTGTGAAACTCCGTGTTCCTACGGTTTTACCACAGATAAAATTATGACACATTGTGCCGAACATAAAAAAACCGGTATGGTCAATTTGAAACATAAAATGTGTGAAGAATGCGAAAAAACAAAAAAGGCAGAAGAAGTATTAATTGCGTCATATAATTATGAAGGCAAAATTTCAGGAAAATTTTGCGAAAAACATCAATTGGATGGAATGGTTGATGTAACCCATCAACGATGTATATTTAAAAATGGTGTATTAGGTTGTAAAGATCGACGTGTGTACAATAATTTCAAAGGAGATAAGCCATTATTTTGTAAAATTCACAAAAATGTTGGGATGATTGATGTTAATAATAAATTTTGTGTGTTCGGGCCGTGTCTGCGAAGACAGTCATATAATCTTCCTACAGAAACCTGTCCCTTATTTTGTTCGGATCATAAAACTGCTGAAATGGTAAATTTAATAGGTACTAAGTGTAAAAATTCATGGTGTGATAATAGATTTAAAATCAATAAAAACGAAGATTATTGCATTCGTTGTTTCATTCATATGTTTCCAGATAAACCCAATACTCGAAATTATAAAACAAAAGAAAAATCAGTTTGTGATTTTATAATTGAGACATTTCCAGATATGACGTGGATTTCTGATAGACGTGTAATAGACGGTTGTTCTCGTCGTAGACCAGATTTACTTCTCGACTTGGGGTATCAAGTAATTATTATTGAGGTTGATGAAAATCAACATATGGAATATGATTGTAGTTGCGAAAATAAACGATTAATGGAATTATCGAAGGACGTTGGGTATCGTAATATTATTTTTATACGTTTTAATCCTGATGATTATAAAGATAATAATGACAAAAAAATAAAGTCTTGTTGGAGCGCTAGTAAAACCAATGGATTATTGACAGTTTCTAAGAAAAATAGTGCGGAGTGGAATACTCGTTTACAATGTTTACGGGAACAAGTGCAATATTGGATAGATAATAAATCTGGAAAAATGATTGAGACAGTGCAATTATTCTACGATGAATGTTGATTATAACAATAATAATATTTGATTATTTATTTAGGCATTTGTTGGTTATTTTAATAAGACTAATCAATATTATAAAAAACATTTTCTTCATATATGGTGTGGATACGCCTATATATTGTTAAACTTTAGAAGTTCGACAATGAAAAAATAAAAATATGAATTATTTTTATTTTTCCCAAATTATTTTCTCAGCATAAGGTATAACATACACAGATGGCGGGCGGTTTAATGCAATTAGTCGCTTATGGCGCACAAGATGTCTTCCTTACTGGAACCCCTGAGATCACTTTCTGGAAGGTGTCATACCGACGCCACACCAACTTTGCGATGGAATCCATCGAACAAACCTTCTCTGGTCAAGCCGATTTCGGTCGCCGAGTAACCTGCACCATCAGTCGTAATGGTGATTTGGCTTACCGCACCTACCTCCAGGTGACTCTCCCTGAAATCAACCAATCTATGACCAACTATGCCCGTTGGTTGGATTTCATCGGTGAGCAATTGGTCGCTCAAGTTGAAGTCGAGATTGGTGGTCAACGCATTGACCGTCAATACGGTGACTGGATGCACATCTGGAACCAGCTCACTATGACGGAGGAACAGAAACGTGGATACTGGAAAATGATCGGAAACACCACCCAACTTACCTACATCACTGATCCTACTTTCGCTGGTATCTCCGGACCTTGCGCATCCACTGGTTCCATCAACCAAGTGTGTGCCCCCCGTAATGCCCT